CGATAACTCCTGTAGCCATAGCTGCACCAACTGATCTCCCGAGTTTTATTTCTTTAGTCGATAGACTTATTCCAAAAACTGCTGTAGCGGCAGACCAATTTGTTGGTACAACCGCAAAGGGTGTGCCATTTTTAAATGTTGGATCAGATTTTATCGCAATTATCACATATACTAATAAAAAAGCAATTAAATTTGGGTTTGTAAATTTAACTAATGATTCGCCACTAACTGGTTTTATTATTAAAGAAGGTATGACCTATACAGAGCTGACAAATATAATCAAACAATCCGCGGCCGATGCTTTTGCGAATGCCGCACAAACTTATGTAAATTCCATGGTCGGTTCTAAAGGTACAAAAATTTCAGGAAAACTAATGAGGACATTTATTGAGGCCGATGGACAAGATATTACTATTGAGCCGGCTTTAAAAAGAGTTGGGTCTGGTATGAAGAAAACTAATAGCATTGTTATTAAATCTGGCCTGAAACCAATTAAGCTCGGCAATGGGATTTCAATAAAAAAAGATACCAAAGATAATACTTATAAATTTTATGATGAGGATTTAGGGTTAGAACCTAAGCCGCCATTATTTGACAAACGAAAAAAGACATATGTAAAAAAGCCGCATACGGTTTCAGATGGTATTGAATGTGATAAAGATAAATTTAATGATCGCGATAAAAGATATATTTCATTTGGCAAGTTTGCAATTAACACAAGACAATTAAATTGCGGCAATTTACAAGTCGTATATAAAAGCTTGTCAGTCAATCCCAATTTTCCAACCAAAAAAATAAGCCCAGAGTTTCAACAATATTTATTTGAGTTATTGACAAATAAAAAATCAATACCAGCATTACATAAACATATGTCAGAATCCGAAAAAAATCTATTTGAAAAATTGGCAGTTATGGCCGGTGTGTTTGATAAATTAAATTTACCGAAAATGAATTCTTTAGAAAATGAAAAGAAAGAAATGGAGAGATTTGATTTATTGCATGGGGAATTTATGGCGGGTAATGACAATAAACAAATTGTTAGAGAATTAAGAAAATTAATTCTTAAGTTTTTAGGCGAGAGTCGCATTAGTAAACCCACCGCTTATGAATATCTTCTTCAATTGAATGAATGCGATTAGATATTAATTAGATAATTAAAATAATATTTTTTTTGTTTATATAGATATATATAATATAAAAATCAAACATGTCGACAAGAATTGCAACTGAAGCGACAAAAAATAATTATAAGAAAAATCTTATAAGATTAAATGATGGTAATGAAATAAAGAATTATAATTTTCTGAAAAAGACAGATTCTATTCTGAAAAAAATGGAGCATTTAAAACCTAATACTATTCGCTCATATCTTATTGCAATTGTTAGCACAATAAAAGATCTAAAAAACTTTGATAAAGAGAAAAAAATATATTATGATCTTATGATGCAAATGAATAAAGATCTGAAAGAGAATAATTCAAAGAGTGAAACCCAAGAGAAAAATTGGATTGATCAAAATGAAGTCATGAATATATTTTCATCTCTATGCGAAAAAGTTATGCCATTATTAAATCAAAAAAAAGTGAATGCGAAAGAATGGCATGACATCTTGGATTTTGTAGTTTTGAGTTTATATTGTTTGCAACAGCCAAGAAGAAATAAAGATTACCAACTTATGAAAGTCTTAAAGTCAACAAAAGATTTAGATGATAATTATAAAGAGTTTAATTATTATGATGGTGATAAATTTCTATTCTATAATTATAAAACGAAAGGGACTTATCATTTGCAAGAAGTTAATGTATGTGAAGAATTAAAAAAGATTTTAACTTCATATCTAAAACTTCATCCATTGAAAAAAGAAAAGAACTATTTCCTATTGGTTGATTTCAATGGCGAACCATTACAGCAAGTCAATTCAATCACAAGAATATTAAACCGCATATTTCATAAAAGAATTGGAGTCTCAATGCTTCGTAATATATACTTAACTGATAAATTTAAAACCCCTATGGATGAATTAAAACACACTGCGGAGGCAATGGGCACAAGTTCAAACACCATAGCCAATACTTATGTTAAAACCGATGATAGAGACTCTATGCAACAATTAAAAGATGTATAATCCCGCGGTAAAAATCTAAGTTATATATTTAATTAGATGTTTACGATAAAATATCTAATTAAAATATAAGATTATATATTTTTTTGATGTTTTTTATATACTTATATGTAAAAATTTATAAATTTTTACAGATTATTATCTAATATATATCTTTAATATGATTTTTACTTATAAATATATGATAATTATCTATATTTAGATATTTACAAATAATAATCTTAATAATAATCTATGTTAGATTTTTACAGCGGAGTATTTAACTCATTATATTTTAAAATCTTTTGTTTATATTTATAACATCTATAATAATTATCACCCATTGTATAAATTGCCATAAAAACAAATCCACGATAAAATCCTAAATAATTATTTTTCATAATAAAAAATATATAATGTTATATATATAAAAATATAAAATGTCGGAAGAAAATATATTATCTAAGATTGAGAATTGTTATAACATTTTTAAAGGCGATAATCCTGAAAGCAACTTAATTCAATTATGCATTTTAATATTTGATTATGTTGGGTTTAATTTGTTATCTGAACATGGCTATTATATTATTACTATGGATGTTGGAGAGCAACAAAAAAATATCTTGACTGAAAGTGATCCAATTGAAAAAAGCAGAGCCATATTCAGATATGTTTTATTTTTAACTATTAATTATCATTTGTTTACAAATTTTTGCGGCCTATTGGGCACGGCCGATATTGTGCCAGAAAAAGATCTGATTAAAACTTTTAATCCTGATGATCCTAAAAAAAAAATAGTAGATAAAGTAAAACTATTATACGAATTAAAAAATCATACAAATATTGATTTTCCAATATTGAATGAATATGTATTCTCAAAAATTGATATTGTAAAAAAGTCATTAAAATATTTTTTAGATTTATTCGATGACGAATCGGCAATATTATATAATCAAGAAAAAAGAAGAATATTTAAACCAGCCGTATTTGGTGTTTTGACTTTAGATCTTCCAGAGGATGACGAATTAAAAGAGATGATAAGAAAATCGAATATTGTTATTAATGCAGAGGATGAAATTTAATTTTGTAAAGCTAATGTCGACATAGAATTTTTAATTCCGATTGGTAATTCAATTTTTAATTTATCCGTAAACTCATTTGTATTGATATTACTTTTTTCAAATAATTTAACATATTCATTATATATATCATTTAAAAATGCATCCCCATCAATTCCCCTATCTTCTATCTTCAAAGACAATAATTTATATATTTCTATTGATAGTTTATGATATTCTTTGCTGGCTAATAATTCAGATTCTAAACGATCCTCTATTTTCATATATAATGATATACTTGTTAATGTACCAATTATAAATGATATAAAACAATTTGCTGCGGATATATAATTTTGTTGAATATAATTTGTTAAGGCCACGGCGATGATTGCATTCAAAGATGATAATACAATTATTGGCAACTTAAACCATATGACAATATTCTTAACATTAAAATAATGTTCTTTATGATGGTTTTCTAATTCTATAGAATTTAATCTTATGTCATTTAATAATGATTCAATTTCCGCATTCCAATTATTAGAGCTTGTACTCATTGTATATAATTATACTTTTTTTTGTCAAAAAAAATATATATCAATTGCATATGATCGCTTTGGGTAAAGCCTTTGCAAAGGCTTATATATACAAGAATCAAACTCTTCTCCCGTAATTATGTTTATAACTTATTGTATCCGGCTTATATTGTATTACAAATTTTATTTGCCTTTTCTCATCAATTGTTTTTATTCTATATGCTAATCTTTTTTTTGGGTTTATTTGTCTCCATCTATAATAGTTTTCTGTCTCATCCACTTTATAATGTTTTAGGTCGTGGTCTTGAAGCCATTTCAAACACTCATCTATTGTGTTTAGATGTTTATTAAATAATACAGATTGAATCTCTGACATTTTTTTGGGGTGTTTTATACTCTATATGTTATGTAATATTTTATGTATCATATTTTTTAATTTATGATCATTATTTTTTTTATCATCACTCCAACATTCTAAAAATTTTTCATAGTCATCATATTTATCTGTATAGTAATCACATAAAATACAAAACCTCCCGCAATTCTGCGAATAGTAATCTTGTATATCTCTATTATTAATAGCATATGGTTTAAATGGTTTCAAAAACTCTTGAACGGAGATTGGGGGATGAAATCCGAAACTATCAAAATATAAACCATGGCCACTCTCAAATATTTTAGCAAATACCCAATGTGTGCCATTGCCCTTATCACTATCTTGCATATTAATATAATAACTCCCAATTTCCCTTGGGGCTCTACCCTGTACCAATTCATCTTTACTAAACACACCAACAATCGGCAATTTTAATTTATTAGCCATATCTTCTAAATCAATATTTGTCATCATCTTGCATATATATTATCAAATATAAAATTATTAGATTAAATTAAAGACTCACATATTTATGTGCATGGTGGCTAAGGCCTCCACCTCCTGCCGGTAAGAAGCTGCCTCCAGATTTTGTACTCCTCAAAGGATTATATCCGCCATTTTGATTTACATTGCTAAAAAATGGATTCATCTGCGGCGAATTAGTTTTGCCATATGGTGATCCTAATTGAATCATGCTGCCGGCCGGTGGCTCTGGTGCCACGATTTGCCTATTAGATGGCCTAACAATTGCACCTCCGGATTTAGGATTTTTATGATGAACTTTAAGTACATTTTTATGGTGTAAACCATACCCACCATAACTATGAGTAAGTGGCCTATATCCCATTTGTTCTGCCATATGGGCCGATTCTCTTGGGTTCATCATACTATGATATCCGGCACTGTGTGCCATAGAATATGGTTCGAAATGTGAAACATGATGTGCCACATGGTGTGCTGCATGGTGTGCTGCATGGTGTGTAGGATGGTGGGCTGGCTGATGTGCGGCATGGTGTGCGGCTTTATGGTGAGTCTGATGCGGCTCTGGTGTATGATGCTTGGTTAAATGACTTGAGCCATAACTTCCGACTGCATGCCCGAAAGATTCTCCCAATGCGGGATCAACACCAAATTTAGCGGCGGCCATTTTGCCAAGATGTTTGCCGGCAGTCGGTAAAACTGATGCGACTAAATGTTTGCCTGCACTTTTTAACATATCATAAAAGCCCTCGCCTTTCTTAAATTTTAATAAATGGTGTTTGCCCTTCTTATGTGCGGCATGTATTTTTTTTAATGTGGTGGGATGTAGAACAACAATATGTTTGCCCATATGATGCATATGACTTGGATTAATTACCAAGCCAAGACCCATCGACAAGGCCTCGACCTCATCTTTATCTAAATTCATTGGAACGGAATGCATTCTGTGAATGTTCTCTGTGAGAATTGACTCTGAGAGTAAGTTCAAAAAAATAAGTTATATTATATTTATCATTTTATTTTTATTTGAAATTAAATTAATTCAAAAATGCGATGCTTATGCAATTTCTTGGCCAGTTGCCATGTTGACCGTAATACTCTTTTCATACTCTACAAACACCATGAGATCAATAGACTGTGAGCATAGATTTTGGCATTGAACTTGAACACTTCTTGCCATACCTTCTTCACTTGGAATAATTCTTGAAGCATTACCAACATAATACCTATATAAATATTGCCATTCTTTGTACCCAATAAGACCAGATCCCAAACCGGTCGTAAGTGATCCATTGAGCTGATTGACCGATACAACTTGTTCATAGAAATCCTCAAATCCGTATTGAAATTGTTGGATAAACAAATTGACACCGGAAATCAAAATCTGAAAGTTATCAAGAAGAATAGGGTCAGGAGTTGCTCCGGTTGTAGAGAATGGCGATAATAGAGTTGAGGGGGTTTGAGTAATAGAACCAAGGGCCGTAGTTGCACCACCAGCAGGACCCGCCCAAACATATTGCTGAGCGACTCCATTTGTTGGAGTTGTTCCTGATGCTGATAGAAGTGGGACTACTACAACTTGTTTAATATTTGGAATGCCGTTAGAAACAAGAATATTAATATTCGCTCCGGCCCCTTGAGCTGGGAAATAAAATTGAAAAATATCATTATATAAAACTTTCTTAGTTGGTGTGAGTTCTAAGAATCTGGTTTCGGCCAATGGGTTCATGTTAAATGCTGGGGCATATAATCTGCATTGAGTAATTGGGGCTTGTGCGGCTTGGTATGTGAATTGGGTAAATTGATTTCGTGCAATTGATACTCCAACATTTACACTTACAACTGCGGGGGCTGTTCTATTTTGTGCATTGTTCGTAGTATATTGTGCCGTGTATGGACTTAAAGTATAACCACCCTGACCGATATCATTACTTGCCAACATTATAGGGTTTGTCGCACCGCCTCCCAAAATATATGGTGCAGTGGTCAAACCAATAAAAGAATAATTTTGTTCAATAACTGTACCAACTGCGGGGGTTGCCTGCACGGGTGTAGTATTCGCCAATTGTCCGCCAATATATTCTGCAGTGAAAAAGCACTGATTAGTATTCAAATAAATTCTCATCGTAGATCCCTTAAGCAATGGTATCTTTTCAAAAAAGCTACAAATATCTTTAAGTCTGATAACTGCGGGGATTGTGATGACTCTTGCGGCACCACCATTTGCCTCCGCAATTTGGGCTTGAAACATTGCAGAATATGTAGCACCGCCAGCATTTAATAGTACGGCCTGATTAGAATTAACACCCTGAAGAGTAAAAGATCCAATGCGACCAGAGGTGGCCGGTGTGGTATTATATGTTTGAACATAACCAGCGGCATTTGCGATACTTGGTAATGCACCAGAGGCAGTTGTTGCAGCATTAAAATTAATCCAAGATTGTCTTTTTTGCAATCCACAGTTGAAATGTTGTCTTATGGCAGAATTTGGTACAGTGCACTTAGTAGTGAAATTAAATGATGCAGGAATTG